AAGCGTTGAGTTTTCTAATATTTTTTCTGCACCAAAAAAATCAACGTATTTATATAGAATCATAAACAGTCAGTCCTTGTCCGCCGCACTCTGAAAAAATCTGATTCGGATGTAAACACTTATTGTGTGAAACACCATACACCGATGTTTCATTTAACAGTGCCTCGCTGTCATGCACTCTTTCACTATGAACGAAAAACTCACCGAAATCATGCGCCTCATCACCAACCTGATCCGCACTGGCACCGTGTCCGAAGTCGATCCGGTTAACTGGCTGTGCCGGGTGAAAACGGGCGAACTCGAAACCAACTGGATTAACTGGCTCACCCTGCGCGCCGGTAATACACGCACATGGTGGCAGCCCACCGTTGGCGAACAGGTCATTTTACTGAGCATGGGCGGCAACCTCGAAACCGCCTTTGCGCTGCCCGCGATTTATTCCGATGCATTCCCGCCGCCGGATTATTCAGATAACGGCAGCACTACACAGTTTAGCGACGGTGGTTTTTTTCAGTACGAACCGGCAACCGGCCAGCTGCTGATAAAGAACATCAAAAGCGTGCGCATCGAAGCGGCGGACGGCATTCAGCTGTTTACCGAGGCTTTCGGCGTTGAGGCCAGCAAGACAACCCTTAACAGCGAAACAGCCATTAACGGCACCGTCACGCAAAGCGGCGGCGCGCTGAGTTCTAACGGCGTCGTGGTGCATACGCATCAGCACGGCGGCGTTAAGTCCGGTAATGACACATCAGGAGGCCCGGCGTGATGTATCTCGGCATGAACCGCGACACCGGCGAAGCCCTGACCGGTATCGATCATATTCGCCAGAGCGTCAGCGATATCCTGCTGACCCCGGAGGGCAGCCGCCTGGCACGCCGTGAATACGGATCCATGCTTTCCGCGCTCATCGATCAGCCGCAGAACGGCGTCACTCGTATGCAGGTTATGGCGGCAACCTACACCGCGCTGAGCCGTTGGGAGCCGCGCATCCGGCTGATTTCAGTGAATTACACAACGGCATATGACGGTTCTATGGTCGTTGAGATAAACGCACAGCGTGCCGACGGTTCGCCGCTGGCAATGACCATACCTACGGGGGGGAATCGTGGCAGTGATTGACTTATCGCAGCTTCCCGCGCCGGAAGTCATTGAGGTGCCGGACTTTGAAACTCTGCTGGCCGAACGTAAAGAAAACCTGATTGCGTTGTATCCGTCAGATGAGCAGGCCGCCATGCGCAGCGTGCTGGCGCTGGAATCAGATCCGCTGGTCAAGTGCCTGCAGGAAAACGTCTACCGCGAAATCCTGCTACGCCAGCGCATCAACGAGGCCGCGCAGGCGGTTATGGTGGCCTATGCGCTCGGCACCGATCTGGATCAGCTGGCGGCCAACAACAACGTTAAGCGCCTGACCATCACCCCGGCCAACCCTGACGCCGTGCCGCCCGTGGCGGCGGTGATGGAGTCCGACGACGATTTACGCCTGCGCGTGCCGGGAGCATTTGAAGGGCTGAGCGTGGCGGGGCCGACGGCGGCCTATGAGTTTTATGCCAAGAGTGCCGACGGGCGCTTGTCTGACGTGTCGGCAACGAGTCCGGCACCGGCGGAGGTGCTGATTACGGTACTGAGCAGGGACAACAGCGGGGCGGCAACGGATGATTTACTGAATGCAGTAAACGTCGCGTTAAATGCGGAAACCGTCCGCCCGGTGGCTGACCGCGTCACCGTGCAGGGCGCAGCGATATTCGACTATCAGGTAAAAGCCACGCTGCACCTGTTTGACGGCGTGGCCGCCGCCCCGTGTCTGGAGGCGGCGCAGGCCGCAATGGATGAGTACCTGACTGACCAGAAAAAGCTGGGCCGCAGCGTGCGCCGCGAGTCTTACGGGGCGGTGCTACGCGTGGCGGGCGTGGACTGGGTGGAAATCACCGAACCGGCGCAGGACATCATTCTGAACCGCACGCAGGCGGGCAACTGCAGGGCGGTGGCCGTCACGGTTGCCAGCGATAACGGGGGTAAAGGATGAGTCAGAGCCTGTTACCGCCCGCGTCCTCGGCGCTTGAGCGCAGGCTGGCCGAGGCGTGCAGCGGCATAAGCGGGCTGAACGTGCCGCTGCGCGATCTCTGGAATCCCGCCACCTGCCCCGCATCGTTTCTGCCTTATCTAGCCTGGTCATTCTCGGTTGACCGCTGGGATGAAGCCTGGCCGGAAAGCGTCAAGCGGCGCGTGGTGCTGGATGCGTTTTACATCCATCAGCATAAAGGCACCATCAGCGCCGTGCGCCGTGTGGTGGAGCCGTTCGGCTTTCTGATCCGTGTGCTGGAGTGGTGGAAAACCGGCGAAGCGCCCGGCACGTTTCGCCTGGATATTGGCGTGCAGGAACGGGGCATTACTGAGCAGACCTATCTGGAGCTTGAGCGGCTTATCAGCGACGCCAAACCCTGCAGCCGCCACATGCTCGGCATGTCGATCCAGCTGCAGGTTACGGGAGAAACCCGCATTGCGGCAGGAAGCTATGACGGTGACGCCATGACCGTTTACCCCTACATACCGGAAAATATTGTCGTGACCGGCCAGTTGTTCGGCGGTGCGGCGCTCCACGTTACTGACATGATGGAAATCAGACAATGAGCCAGAAATATTACGCCATAGTAACCAGCCTGGGCGCGGCGAAGATTGCCAACGCCGTCGCACTCGGCACAAAACTAAATATCACGCAGATGGCCGTGGGCGACGGGGGCGGAACGCTGCCGACGCCGAACGCCAGCCAGACGAAGCTGGTTAATGAAAAGCGCCGCGCGGCCATCAATACGCTGAGCGTCGATCCGGCCAATGCCAGCCAGATGATTGCCGAGCAGGTCATCCCGGAAACAGAGGGCGGTTTCTGGATCAGGGAAATGGGCCTGTTTGACGCAGACGGCACGCTGATTGCGGCCTGCAACACGCCGGAAACCTACAAGCCCGCCCTGCAGGAGGGGAGCGGGCGCACGCAGACGGTGCGCATGATCCTGATTGTGAACAGCACGGACGCGATTACCCTGAAAATTGATCCGTCTGTGGTGCTGGCGACCCGCCAGTATGTTGACGACAAAGCCATTGAGGTGAAGCAGTACGCCGACAGCCTGATGGCCGCGCACCTCAAGGCAGCCGATCCGCATACGCAGTACGCACCGAAAGAAAGCCCGACACTCACCGGCACCCCTAAAGCGCCCACGGCGGAAGCGGGGAACAGCAGCAGGCAGCTGGCGACAACGGAGTTTGTTGCAAAGGAGGTCAGCGCGCTGGGCATTAAGGACGGCAGCGGGCTGTACGGTCTGGGTATTCGTAATGAAAAATTGCCCGGCAAAATGGGCGCGCTCGACGTCACCCGTTTTGATTATTTCCCGCCTGGTGAAAAAATCGGCCCGCTTTCCGGCCTGTGGTGCGGCGGCATAACGCACGTCATGGGTGATGACATTGGCTGGCAGATTGCCGGTCAGGGGCTGGGTGGCGATGGCGGAAAGCCGCGCGCATTTATCAGAATGGCGCTGGCCGGTAAAAAACTCTCCGAGTGGGGTGAGCTGTATCACACGCTGAATAAACCGACGGCGCAGGATGTTGGCGCACTGTCAGCGGAAGGGAAAGCGGTCAGCGCAGGCAGCGCAGACAGTGCCGCAAAGCTGACGGCGGCCCGAAAAATTGCGGGGGTGGCGTTTGATGGTTCAAAGGATATTGAACTGACAGCGGAAAACGTGGGCGCGGTGCCAGCAGGCGGCGGCAACTTCGATAAAATTTTCCGTTTCCGGCAGGTGGAAACCATCGCCAAAGAATCAAACCCGGTGCAGTTAGTGTCTGCAGATACAGGTCAGTCGGCGGATACCTTCGTCGCCTGGTCAAGTTACACCTGGTACAGCGACTATGTGCGCACCGGCATTGTGCGGGCGGGAGACAAAACCGTTAAAAGTTTTGCTGTTGAAATTAACGGCATTCGCTTTCTGGAGATTGGCCGGGACGGAACGTTTCTTAACGGCAACATAGCAAATGACCTGCGCCTGGGACAGCAGGAGTCCATGAGCGTGACCATCCCCGCATCAGGTCAGTCAACGGACAGCCTTGTTCCGCACGGCTGTTATGTCACGGGCGTGACTGCAACCTCAACGGGAAGCTATGTCGGGATAACCCGCATCTTTTATCGCAGGCTCCAGAAGCGTGTCGGCGCAAACTGGATCGATGCATCTTATCTGTAAGGGCAGACCATGAAAATTTATCACAACTTCAAAAAAATCCCGCTGGACGTGCCGACATTTATTGATTACGCCTTCAGGACAGAAGACGGAGAGGACTGGTACGAAACCGTTCTGGCAGAACTTGATAACGGCCTGTTAAAGATTGCGTTTGAATCAGACAACATCATACGCACATGCGGTTACGATGCGACCGGGCTGTATCCTGAAAACCGATCTGTGACGTCTGTCGAACCAAAAGATATTCCCGACGGGTTTGCTGCAAACGGCGAGTGGATGTTTGACGGTGAAAATATTGTGCCGCGAATTGTTCCTCATGCGGAGCACGTAGCCAAGGCGTCGGGATTTAAAACGTACTATATCGGTGTGGCGACTGACGCCATCAACCCACTACAGGATGCGGTTGATTTGGGTATCGCAACCGGCGAAGAAAAGCGCCTGCTGCCTTTGTGGAAAAAGTACCGCGTAGACGTCAGCCGGGTGGACGTCAGCCAGGCGCCGGATGTGTCATGGCCGGTCGCCCCCGTCTGAGTTCTTTCCTTTGTGTAGTGGTCTGCACAATGTTGTCGGGGTGCGCCCGCGCCCCATCCCCTACACCATAGCGGAACCCCTTAACCGGAGATCCGTTACATGGCACAGGATTATCATCACGGCGTGCGCGTTGTCGAAATCAACGAAGGCACCCGAACCATTACCACCGTCAGCACGGCCATCATCGGGATGGTCTGCACCGGCGACGACGCCGACGCGGCAACGTTCCCGCTGAACCGTCCCGTTTTACTCACAGACATTGTGACCGCCAGCGGCAAAGCAGGCACAACCGGGACGCTTGCCGCCTCGCTCGACGCCATCGCCGACCAGGCGAAACCGCTCGTCGTCGTGGTGCGCGTGGCGCAGGGCGAAACCGAGGCGGAAACCACATCCAACATCATCGGCGGCGTGACCGCAGACGGGATGCGCACCGGCATGAAAGCGCTGCTGGCCGCGCAGAACGTCTGCGGCGTCAAACCGCGCATTCTCGGCGTGCCGGGGCATGACACAAAGGCGGTGGCAACCGAGTTGCTGAGCGTCGCGCAGACCCTGCGCGCGTTTGCGTATGTCTCCGCTTACGGCTGCAAAACCGTGTCAGAGGTCATCGCCTACCGCGCTAATTTCAGCCAGCGCGAAGGAATGCTTATCTGGCCTGATTTCATCAGCTTTGACACCGTGCTGAAAGCGGACGCGACGGCGTATGCCACAGCCCGCGCACTCGGCCTGCGCGCCAAAATTGACGAAACGACCGGCTGGCACAAGTCACTGTCTAACGTCGGCGTGAACGGCGTCACCGGCATTATGAAAGACGTGTCGTGGGATTTGCAGGATCCGGCAACCGATGCGGGCCTGCTGAACCAGAACGACGTCACCACGCTGATCCGTAAAGACGGTTTCCGCTTCTGGGGTTCGCGCTGCCTGAGTGATGACCCGCTCTTTCAGTTCGAAACCTACACCCGCACGGCGCAGGTACTTGCCGACACGATGGCCGAGGCGCAGATGTGGGCCGTTGACGGGCCGCTGAATCCGTCGCTCGCCCGCGACATCATCGAAGGCATCAACGCCAAGCTGCGCAGCCTGGTGAATCAGGGCTATCTCATCGGCGCAAGCTGCTGGCTGGATGACTCGGTGAACACCAAAGAGACGCTCAAAGCCGGTCAGCTGTTTATTGATTATGACTATACGCCGGTGCCGCCGCTGGAAAACCTGATGCTGCGCCAGCGCATCACAGACCAGTACCTGGTCAACTTCGCCGCCAGCGTTAAAGCATAAGGAGCTGAAAACATGGCCTTACCCCGTAAGTTAAAACACCTGAACCTGTTCAATGCAGGAAACAACTGGCAGGGGCTGGTTGAGTCCCTGACGCTGCCAAAGCTGACCCGCAAGTTTGAGAAGTATCGCGGCGGCGGCATGGCCGGTGCGGTTGATATTGATATGGGCCTGGACGATGGCGCGCTGGACACGGAATTCACCGTCGGCGGCACCGAGGCGCTGCTGTTTAAGCAGATGGGCGCGGAAACCGTAGACGCGGTGCAGCTGCGCTTTACCGGCTCAATCCAGCGTGACGACACTGGCGAGGTGCAGGCGGTGGAGCTGGTCACGCGCGGGCGCTACAAGGAGCTGGATTCGGGCGAGTGGAAAACCGGCGACGCCAACACGACCAAGGTTTCCGCGACCAACAGCTACGCCAAGCTGACCATTAACGGCGAAGTGCTGTTTGAGGTGGATCTGGTCAACATGGTTCACATCGTGGACGGCAAGGACATGATGGAAGCGCACCGCAGCGCGCTGGGCCTGTAATCACGGCGGCAGGCGCTGGCCTGCTGCTTTTGTCAATTTTTCAGTGGATTAATAACATGAGCGACATCAAAAACGAAAAAACCGTCACCCTGGACACCCCAATCAAACGTGGCAAAACCGAGATTAAAGAGATTGTCCTGCGCAAGCCGCAGTCCGGCGCGCTGCGCGGCGTGCGGCTGCAGGCGCTGATGGAAATGGACGTCAACGCGGTGATGGCCGTATTACCGCGCGTGTCTGCCCCGGCGCTCACTGCGCAGGAGGTCAACGAAATGGACCCCGCCGATTTACTGGCGCTGTCGGTGGAGGTGGTCACTTTTTTGTTGCCGAAGTCGGCGCTGTCGGCTTTCCCGCAGAGCTGACCGTAGATGATCTGGTGGCAGACATCGCCACCGTGTTTCACTGGCCGCCGCCGGTCATGTTCGCGGAGTCGCTGGCGGACGTGCTGATGTGGCGGCACAAAGCGATCCTGCGTAACGGAGCCGGTGACGATGAGTGACAGAAACCTGCGCCTGCAGGTGGTGCTTAAGGCGGTAGACAAAATCACCCGCCCTTTCCGCAGTGCGCGCGACGGCTCCAGGGAGCTGTCCGCCGCCCTCAGAGCCAGCAAAGACAGCCTCAAGAGCCTGAACGATCAGGCTGGGCGCATTGACGGCTTTCGCAAAACGCGCCAGCAGCTTGCCATCACAGAGAAAAATCTCGCCTCTGCCCGGCAGGAAGCTGCCGCGCTGGCGACGCAGTTTGCCGCCACCAACCGCCCCACGGCGCAGCAGTCCCGCTTACTTGAGCAGGCAAAAAACCGCGTTAATGGCCTGCAGCAGAGTTACAACGGCCTGCTGCGCTCGGTGCAGCAGCAGCGCGGCGCGCTGACCGCCGCCGGTATCGACACAAAGCAACTGAGCGCAGCACAGCGCCGACTGAAAACCGACGCCAGCGCAGCGAGTGACGCCATCGAGCGGCAGCAACGTGAGCTTAAAAAGCTGGGCGAGCGCCAGGCCAGAATGCGCGCCGTGCGTGAGCGCTACGGAAAAACGCTGGAGGCCCGCGACAGGGTGGCCGGGGCAGGGGCGACAGCCACGGCGGCGGGCATGGCAATGGGCGTGCCGTTTGCGGCGGCGATCAAAGCCTCGGCAGATATGGAAGACGCCATGAAGGGCGTGGCTAAGCAGGTTAACGGGCTGCGCGATGACAAAGGCAACCGCACCGCGCAGTTTTACGACATGCAGGCCGCCATTAAGGCCGCCAGTGAACAACTGCCCATGGAGCGCGGCGCGGTTGACTATGCCGCGCTGGTTGAGGGCGGCGCGCGCATGGGCGTCACCAACCAGAATGACTCTTACGCCGACCAGAAGCGCGACTTACTGGCCTTCGCCACCACGGCAGCCAAAGCGTCAACGGCGTTTGAGCTGCCCGCCGACCAGCTGGCCGAGGGGCTGGGTAAAATCAGCCAGCTTTACAAGATACCAACCCGTAACATTGAGCAGCTGGGCGATGCGCTGAACTATTTAGACGATAACGCCATGTCTAAAGGGGCGGACATTATCGACGTGCTGCAGCGCATGGGCGGTAACGCCGATCGGCTGGATTTTCGCAAGGCGGCGGCGCTGGGTTCAACGTTCCTTTCACTCGGTGCCACCTCTGAGATTGCAGCGAGTTCGGCTAATGCGATGGTGCGCGAGCTGTCGATTGCCACCATGCAGGGTAAGCGCTTTCAGGAAGGGATGACGCTGCTCAAGCTTGACCCGAAAAAGATTGAAAAGCAGATGACCACGGACGCGATGGGAACCATCATCAGCGTGCTGGAGAAGGTCAAAAAGCTGCCAGACAACAAGCGCCTGTCTGCCCTGACGATGATATTCGGTAAGGAGTTCGGCAAGGATGCGGCGAAACTTGCCAACAACCTGCCGGAGCTGCGCCGACAGCTGGCCCTGACGCAGGGCGACGCGGCTAAGGGTTCGATGGAGAAAGAGTCTGCCATCAACAAAGATTCCCTGTCCGCGCAGTGGTTGCTGTCCAAAACCGGCCTCAATAATGCGATGAGTGGTCTGGGCGACACGCTGCGCCAGCCGCTGATGGACATCATGTCGCTGATTAAAAAAGTCACTAACGGCGCAGCGCAGTGGATAGAGAGAAACAAGGCGCTGGCTGGCACGCTGGTGAAAGTCGGCGCGGCCGTGTCTGCCATCGTCATCGGTCTGGGGACGCTGGCTATAGGCTTTGCGGCGATTGTCGGGCCGATGGCGGTTATCAGGCTGAGCATGGCGACGCTGGGCTTTAAGGGCGTGGGCGCATTAGGAATGATAGGTAACGCGTTGCGTATCGTCGGCAGCAGTGTTATCTGGCTGGGCCGCCTGATGTTTGCCAACCCGATTCTTGCCGCTTTCGGCCTCATCGCAATGGCGGCAATTTATATCTGGCGTAACTGGGACACCATCGGGCCGATGCTTGATGCACTCTGGCGGCGGGTGACGGATAACACCGCGGCAGCGTGGGAGGCCATCACCGGCAAAATTTCCAGTGCGTGGACGTGGGTTAAGTCCCTGTTCGCGGATGGCGCGCTGCAGGGAGTCATCAGCAGAGGCTGGGACGCCATACGCGACGGCATCGCCGGGGCATGGCAAAGCATCAAGGTGGCCGTGTCGCAGAAATGGGATGAACTGGCCAACTCGGCCAGCACGCTGCCGGAGCGGTTTAAAGAAGCGGGCAGCAACATGATAAGCGCACTCCTTGACGGCATCACGGCTAAATGGGACGCGCTTAAGGCTAGGCTGTCATCCATGACGGATTTACTGCCGGGATTCATGAAGCCCTCAGCGGACAAGGGCGGCGCGACACCGGTTAACCCGTTAAGCCCGGCATCCCCGACGGGCTTTGCCGGACTCTATGACAATGGCGGCTACATTCCCGCCGGTCAGTACGGCATTGCGGGCGAGAACGGGCCGGAGCTGGTCAACGGCCCGGCGAGCATTACCAGCCGTCGCCGTACTGCCGCACTTGCCGCGTCGGCTGCGCTGGCGCTGGGCATGGCCGCCGCACCTGCCGCCGCGCGCCCGCTGCACCCTATGAGCCTGCCCGCGCAGGCATACCAGAGTAAAGCGCAGCGCGCACAGGCCGCGCCGCCGGTTGCCGCACCGCAAATCAGCGCATCATTCACCATCGTGCAGCAGCCAGGGCAGAGCCAGCAGGATCTGGTCGATGAGGTGATGCGCAGGCTTAAGGCCGAACAGCGGCAGGCTGAGGCCCGCGCGCGCAGTTCTTATCGTGATCGAGGAGGGTACGACGAATGATGATGACGCTGGGGCTGTTCGTTTTCATGCTGGAAACTGTGCCTTATCAGGAGCTGCAGTTACAACGCAGCTGGCGGTTTCCGTCCAACAACCGCGTGGGCTTTCGTCCGTCATTGCAGTTTGCAGGGCCGGACACCGACACGCTGACGCTTTCCGGCGTGCTGCTGCCGGAGCTGACCGGAGGCAGGCTGTCGCTGTATGCGCTGGAGCAAATCGCGGAGCTGGGGCGGGCGTGGCCGCTCATTGAAGGCAGCGGCACCATTTACGGCATGTACGTGATTGAGAGCCTGAGCCAGACTAAGGCCGAGTTTTTCAGTAACGGCGCGTGCAGGCGCATTGAGTTCACTCTCACGCTTAAGCGTGCCGATGAGTCGCTGGGCGAGATGTTCGGCAGCCTGCGCGGCCAGCTTGACGCCATGAAAAGCGCGGCGGCGGGTGTGGCCGGTAAAGTGACTGCAGCAGTGGGAGGGCTTTTCTGATGATACAGGCAGAAAGCTGGGTAAAGGGGGCGGCCAGCGCCCCGGCGTTTCGGCTGACGATGGCAGGCGCAGACGTTACGCAGACGATACAAAAGCGGCTCATCAGCCTGACGCTGACCGATAACCGGGGCTTTGAGGCTGACCAGCTGGATATTGAGCTGGACGACGCGGACGGCCTGCTGCAACTGCCGCGCCGTGGCGTGGTGCTAAAGCTGGCGCTGGGCTGTGAGGGTGAACCGCTTATCAGCAAGGGCAGCTATACGGTTGATGAGATTGAGCACAGCGGCACACCTGACCGGCTGACGCTTCGCGCCCGCAGCGCCGACTTTCGACAGACACTGAACACTAAACACGAAAAGTCATGGCACAAAACCACGGCAGGCGAAATTGCGAAAGCCATTGCGGAAAAGCACAAGCTTGATTTAGCGCTGGGCGCCGACGTTGAGAAAATGGCAATCGACCACATCGATCAGACCAACGAATCCGACGCCAGTTTTCTGATGCGTGTTGCCCGCCAGTGCGGCGCGCTGGCCTGCGTCAAGGACGGCAAACTGCTGTTTATCCGGCAGGGGCAGGGCAAAAACGCCAGCGGCAAGGCGTTGCCGCTCATCACTATCCAGCGTCGTGACGGCGACAGCCACCGCTTTACCTTGGCTGACCGCGACGCCTACACCGGCGTGATTGCCAGCTGGCTGCATACCCGCGAGCCAGCGAAAAAACCGGAAACAAAGGTAAAGCGACGCCGCAAAACCACGGCGAAGAAAAAAGAGCCGGAAGCGAAACAGGGTGATTACCTCGTCGGCACAGATGAAAACGTACTGGTTTTGAGTCGCACCTATGCCAACCGGGCAAACGCAGAGCGGGCAGCAAAAATGCAGTGGGAACGGCTGCAGCGTGGTGTTGCAACCTTCTCGATCCAGCTGGCGCGAGGTCGCGCTGAGCTTTACACCGAAATGCCAGTAAAGGTAAGGGGGTTTAAAAAGCAGATTGATGACGGGGAATGGATCATCACCACGCTGACGCACAGCCTGAGTGCAGACAGCGGCTACACGACCAGCTTAGAGCTGGAAGTAAAAATTGATTCATTGCAAATGGAATGA